GTATTGTAACCATCCCACGTAGCCTTTAAGCTAGCCAATGGATTTGTTTCTTGAAACATCAAAGTTGGCATACATTCCCAAATCTCCAAAGTGATTACTCTGTTAGAAACATTTTTAATTGAGAATTTAACCCAACTTTCCAAAACATCAATTTTTAATTTTCCCTGTTGATCAGTATTTGGAACACCAGAAGCAGTAGTAAACACAGTCGATAAATTTCTAGCAATTTGATAAGCATTTCGTGCAACAGGCTTTTCATTGAACAACACTGATGCAGCATCAAGAATTTTAGCCGGGGTAAAATAATTCATTCCACCACCAGCAACTGCACCTCCTCCAGTTCCTAAACCAACAGAGCATAAAGTATTAAACCATGTTTTGCCAGGAACCCAATCATTCTGACCAAAATACACTTGATGAGGACTAGCTCCTAAATCATCCCCGTTTAAACTACCAGCAGTAAGTGGAAAAATACTTCCAATATATCCTTCCTTAATAGTACGATAAGTACCAACTGCTGTTTGTCCCTTCATTACTTGCTTAATCTGTGAACGCAAGATTCTTGGAACCGCAACTTTTTTAGTTGTCTTGGGACGGATTTTACCAGTTACCTTCATAGCACTTCTACTAACAAGCTTTCTATTAACATCTCTTTTGCCACCAAAAGTTTGCTTATTAGGTTCAGGCATTGTATGTTGTTTTTTCTTAGAAGAACCATAAAACTTCTTCTCATCCACAGAACCTCTAACACGCTTCAAACCTTCCCTAATACCTTGTTGTACGATAGCTTTACCAGCTCTAAGAGCCATATGTGTCGCTCTACTAACTGAATTAGATATACCAGGACGATCATAAGCAACTAATGACATTTTATTTTTATTTAGAGGAAGAATTAACGACGTCTTCTACTACGTCTAATAACTGGGCGTCGTCGACGCGATCTTGATACAGGAATACGACGGCGCCGAACAACCCGACGAACAACACGGCGCGTAAAACGAGATGGTAATCTTCGAACATAAGGCATAATTTTTTTTAAGGAAAATGAATTATATTAAGTCTTCGTTTTAAGGCAGCCAGGGTTTCATCATCAATCAAGGGGTACCATTGTTCGACTGGGAGGTTAGAAGTAATCCAAATTCGTTCTGCATTAAAGGGTCTGGTAGATCCCTTGACTTCCACACGGACCGGATAACGGTCAAACCATCGCAGCAAATGGGCCACGTCAATACCTCCTCGAAATTCATCAAGGACAACGTGGATTTGATCTTGATAACCGTCCCAGAACTTGGATCTGGGACACTTAGCGTAAGCGTCAACTCCTGCTTCATGCCAAGCACGTCTAGATTTTCCTGTTCCCGTAGCACCCCAAAAAACCTCAACTCTTCTTTCAATACTTCGTGGGGCCGAGAAATCGCTCTGGATTGCGCGGAGGGTGCGATAAGACACCACTCGTATGTTCGCAGGTATTCTGAGAAGATCTCCGGACTGGGCGGCGGTCCAAACGGACTCCCAGTCGGTCTTTGAATTCCGCCGAATCGGTTTCGCCCCAAATTCAAACGGCTCTCCAACGCGAGTTTCTTCTTTTCCCACATAGGCGATGGCAGCTTCTGATCTTGTGAGTTCACAGTGGGTGCCTCTTCCAAACACTCCAACAACTCCGGATACAGACACCTTCTTGCTGAATGCCACGACGCATTGGTAGTGCAGGTACCCTGTTTCTGCTCCCTTCTCTTGTTGACCAACGATCCAGGCAATTCCAGTTGGGCAGCTTCTTGTAGCAATACATTCATCAAGCACGGAGTTCGGGGAGGGCACGGTGAGGATCCAAAAAATGCCTTGTCTTCTTGCCATTCGGTAGCCATCAATAAAAGAGAGAAAAAAGTTTTGGCAAATTTTTGGGGGGAATTTGCCTCCTTTTATACTTACCTGAAGGCGCAGTGTGGCGCAGTACGCCACGGGTCGACGGGGGTTCTATACCCCCCCAGATCCCTTACGCCACGGGCCCTCGGTTAAATATACCCCCCAGGCCCCTACTCGGCGGATAAATGCGAGAACCGAGAATGGCGATTAGTAAGTAACACTATAGTGCAGTTCTCAGCACGTGACAAGGGTCACGTGCTGAGGCACTAGTTTACTAATCGCGGGCTCGGACTCCGTCCTCGGGCGCCTCGAGGCCGGCGCGGCCATCACAAACTGGTTGCAGGGCATGCGCATACGGACCGGGGGTGGTTTGTGATGGTTCGTCTCGGTGTTACGGCCCACTCCCACCCTAGCGGGGGGCCCCTCCGTTCACCGAGCCTCAAAGTCACTTCAAAATATTTATTGAAATTGATTATTAACAGGTCCTTCAGCCAACGGATTGACTTCATTACTTGTACTATACTTCTGCGTAGCACCTGCACTTGCTTCCTTTTGACTAAAAACGATAGTTTTATGACGTCTCATATTTAACATTTGTGGTGTACCCGCAGTAGCATTTTGGGTTACAAAACCTGCAACTTCTGGTACAGCCACTTTGTACTGTTCAACAATTTCAATAGCAACTGGCATACCAATAACATTTACATTGCTATTCGCAGTAAATATTTTCCTACCACCTTGACTTGGTGTTGGATCAGACACTAATACTTGATCTCCAGATATAGCCATAACTACACCAACACTCCAGCCTTTCAAAAGGCAATTTCGAACAACTTCTGGTGCAGGTGCAGGATTAGTTGCATTAGTTCGTGTCAATTTCGAAAAATCAAAAACACCTTTTGGTCCTTTAATAGAATGAACACAAGTTTCATCAGGAGCCAAAATCATTTTTCTTTTTCTCCAAGTAAATTTCCACCCAAAGTGACTTTTAGCAATTTCCAATTGATCAATATCAGTTTCAAAAAACCCTTGGGTACTAGTAGTAGTACCAGGGTTTCCCCGGACAAATTGAAACGCTGTATTTTCCAAATTAGTATTGTAACCATCCCACGTAGCCTTTAAGCTAGCCAATGGATTTGTTTCTTGAAACATCAAAGTTGGCATACATTCCCAAATCTCCAAAGTGATTACTCTGTTAGAAACATTTTTAATTG